CATGGGAGTATTCATGCGGGAGTGGACTGCGCTATACGAGTCCAGAAGCGGGGAAAGAGGCATCTTTAATAGAGAGGCCGTAAAGAAAATGATGCCGGAAAGGCGGGATAAGGACCATGAGTTCTCTTGCAACCCTTGTTCTGAGATCATTCTTAGGGCATCCGGTGTGTGCAACCTCACAGAATGCATCCTCAGGCCCTCTGACAGACTCGAAGATATCGAAAAGAAGATAAAACAGGCCACTATTCTGGGAACCATTCAATCCATGCTCACCGATTTTAGGTACGTCAGACCCATCTGGAAGAAGAATGCAGAGGAGGAAAGACTGCTTGGTGTCAGCATGACTGGGATATTTGATTGCCCGTTGGTGCTCAATGCCTCTCCGGAACAGTTAGAAAAATGGAGAGACCTAGCAATCAAGACCAATGAGCAGTGGGCAGAGAAATTAGGTATCAACCCCTCAGCAGCCATTACCTGTATAAAGCCGTCAGGCACTGTGTCCCAGTTGACTGCGGTTTCCGGGTCGGGGTTGCATCCCTCTTATTCTCGATGGTACATCCGGAGAATTAGACAGGACAAGAAAGACCCTCTGAATCAAGCCATCATAGACGCAGGGGTTCCATTGGAAGACGACCCATATAACAAGGAGGCCGTGGTGTTCTCCTTTCCAATGATGGCACCACCTAAGTCTAGAACCAGAAACGATGTGACCGCGATAGAACACCTTGAAATCTGGAAACGATTTGCGGTACACTGGTGTGAACACAAGCCAAGTGTTACAATATACGTGGGAGAAGATGAATGGATGGAGGTGGGTGCATGGTGCTACAAGAACTTCGATATACTGAGTGGGATCGCTTTCCTTCCGAGGGCAGATGATAGCCACTCGTATGAGGTCGCTCCTTATGAAGAGATTACTAAAGCAGCCTTCGCCTCGTCTCCCAAGGTCTCAAAGATCGAGTGGGATGAAATCGAGGAACACGAAGACAATACCATTGGAAGTCAGGAACTCGCATGCTCTGGGGATAAATGTGAAATCCTATGAAAAGGCTTGGCCTGTGTTCGAGAGCCGACACAGCCCTTGGGCTATTTTTAAATTTACACGATCTGACAAGTCAGAATTCTATGAGGTAAGTGGATATAATTTTACTACTGAAAAGCATGTTAATTTATATTTTGATTCTTATGAAGAGGCAAGAGAAAAAATGTTTAAGTTACCTGTCCCTCTCGGTTATTATGAAAAGCCAATTCGATAAAGGAGATGTGAAATATTATGAATATGCAAGGTACGTCGTTAGAAGCGTTTGAAAGCGTGTATCCGGGAATTATGCGCTTATCGACTAAGATTCTTTGGCTAACTAAGGAATCAGAAGATAAAGGCAGAACTTGTGATGAACTCGAAGTGATCACGGGGGGATTGCATCAGAGTGTATCCTCTCAAATTCGTTCTTTAGTAAAGAGAGAATGGCTAGAAGGAAAAAAAGACCCATCCGAAAAGGATGGGCTTGAAAAAAGAAATACACGAACCGGGAGAAGGGCCATAGTGTGGGTCACTTGCCCAAAAGTTGAATGGTCTATGGAAATTGATGAAGATGGGATAGACCGCCGTGGAATTTGGATTCCATCATCAGAGGAAGGAATCTCTAAGGCGTACTCACCATGATTCCTACAGAAAGTAGATGGGAATGTATGGACTGCGGTTTTATCTTTTATGGGGTAGATACAGTGTACTGTGATGAATGTGGAAGTTACGATATAGATGAGATAGAGGAGGTAGAAGGCAATGAAACTTATGATCATTCCTGATCCACATGCGCATCCGGATTACAACAATGAAAGGTTCAGGGCGGCAGGTCGGCTACTCATGGAGGAGCAACCCGAGTGCGTAGTATGCTTGGGTGATTTGGCTGATCTGCCGTCCCTGTCCTCTTATGACAGGGGAACCAAGGGGTTTGAGGGCAGACGCTACAAGAATGATATAGCCGCCGCTATCCACGCACAGGAACTCCTGTTCGAGGAGATGAACCTGCATAACGCCAGAAAAAGAAGGAACGGCAAGAAGCAGTATAGGCCACGTCTAGTAATGTGTATAGGTAATCATGAGGATAGAATTACTAGAGCCATCAATTCTCAAGCGGAATTGGATGGTACAATAGGGATTGAAGACCTCCAGTACGAGGGGTTTGGGTGGGAAGTTGTCCCCTTCAAAAAGTGTATAACGATAGAAGGCATTACCTTCTCGCATTACTTCACTGCTGGAATCTCTGGACGACCTATCTCTAGTCTCCACATAGGACATACACTAGTTTCTAAACTTCACTGCTCCGCCGTTCAAGGTCATTCACATCTGTATAACCATGCAGAACATACTCGTCCTGATGGTCAGAAAATATTTGGGATGTCTGCTGGATGCTTCTCTCATCCGGAATACTCCGAGACATGGTGCAGGGATACAGAGCACCAGTGGTGGAGAGGGCTTGTCCTGCTAGAGGAACTGGATGGAGAGGGTTACTATGATGGGGTAAGAACCCTGACTCTCAGGAAGATCATGCGGGATTATACTTAATCTCTTTAACACAACCAGAGGGGAATGCAGTGATCGTGCTCCATTCCCCTTTCTCATCTATCGTGGCGGCTATCTTGACGGTCTCTTTGTTTTTCATTATCAAGTAGCCCACCGTCCAGAATGTAGGAGGGTCAACTTCTGATGGCTTTTCCCATCCGGATGTTCCTAGAATATCACGCCACTCTACCATTACCAGTTTCGGAGGGCGCGCCTTTCTCTTCACGCCGCCGCCTTGAGTAGTCTGCGAATTGGACTGGCTTCTGGTACTCCTCTCTCCATCCTTTGATTAAAAATGGTAATGAACTTTCTCTTGAGTTCCATTATCCTCTTTTCAATCGCTATTATTTTTTCTTCCTTGACATCATTATTGATGAGTCGGTTTCTTCTCAACGCGGCTCTGGCTTTGTAAAGTTTTGTGATGGAGCCATGTACACTGCTTCGGATTGGGTCCATCTCCAGCAAACTTTTATAATCACTCTTTAATAAATTCTTCCATTGTTCACTCTCAGAGCCGAACTCAGACAGAATGCCCTTAGCAAAGTTAGTTGCTGATCCAATCTCTTCGCGGTAGATATTGTATTTGTCATTGACATCCCATTTGGAGGTAAGAAATTCATCCATCCAGAAACGTCGGGCTATAGGAATCTTGTTCCACTCAATCGACAAGTCTTCTTTGTGGCGCGGAACCAGTTTTCCTCTCGCCCATACATTAACCATCATGTTGCCGCTGTTCTTGAAGAACCTTCCGAGAGAACCAGTATAAGTGTTATAAAGGTAATCTAGATAAGTAGGTGGCGGGATAGACACGTAGGCACTCTCATACCTCGTTCCTAATCTCGGCTTTTCTCCACCCGGCATAAGACCTCTCGGACCCAATAGACGGTTTGCCCAGTCAGTTATGAACTTTGCAGGAGCACTCGTGCTTGCCCATGCCCGGTAAGCGGGGGGCTCGGCAGCCGTTCCGGGGAATGGCTCTGGAGCAATTGGATTGCCAGACCAGTTCTCATTGGCAAGCATATCAGCAAGAGCATCTGTCGCAGTGGGCGAGAGAGTCTTAGCGACTTGCACAATGAACCTGTCGCTATTGGCTACATCCATCGGGAAGAAGGTTTGCATGGCAGATGTAACTACATGTACAGCGGCTCTCCACGGATTGATTTGACCCATCCCCATAGCGACTAGAGTATCACCTAGAACATAAGGCATATTAAAACCGTAAGCCAGAGGAATCTTGAAGAAACCGTCAATTCCCGGAACATAGATATACATGTTTCGATGCCGCTGATCCATAGGAATCTTACCATACCTGTTCTCTCCGTCCTCATCATCTCCGGATAGAAAGTATAGAGCCAGACTATTAGCCAGACTAAAAGCAAACACACCCTTGGCAAGGTTTCTTACCTTCCTTGATTTACTATAGGAAGTCATGGCTCTGAAGGAACCTGCAGTTCCTGCGTTGAAGAAGAGATACAAGGCGTTGAACATGGGCGTCATTTCACCCTTCATTGTAAAGTTTACAGTGAGATTTCTCGCCACATCTGCGGCTTCCGCTATGGCTTCTGTCTCGGTCATGCCATTACTAATAAATTCTTGTTTGACCGCCACATAGGTAGAGAGACGCATCGTATTTTCCACTGATGCATTCACATCACTCATCAAATCTGTAAAGGCTTTAAACCCCTTCTTGTAACCTTTCCGGTTCTGCTCCTTTATATATCTATTGACTTTGTTTTCAACATCACTTGCATTCTTATACCCGTAAAAATCTATTCGACCGCCGTTCTCAGAAAATTCCTTAGCATACGCAGACCATTCAGTATTAGACAAATCCTTGGTGATATATCTGTGCAATCCTCTCGTGGCTTTCCAAGCATTTCTAGTAACTTGCTTGGCAAGTTTGGCAGCCCTTTCAGGACTCAAGCCTTTTCTCGTTTCTGCCTCATGCAAAATATTACAATCAGGCGGTTATCGCCAATGGATTTGTATTTACAGCGGGGCAGATTGCCATCGATCCGAATACAAATAAGTTGATCGAGGGTGATTTCAAGGATCGCGTTGTGCAAGTGTTTAAAAATTTATCGGCCATTTTGGAGCGGGCAGGAACCGATTTATCCA